AGTTAGCCATAACTTCGACGAATCAATAAATCCATCTTTCTCCCATTTTATATCATTTTTTCCTAGTTTGTCAACTAGTGCATTTTCAAAGGCTTTATCCTCATCCTCTGATGCGATATCAAATGACGTGTAGTATCCATATGCTCTGATCTGTACTCGAAATGTCTTCATGATTCCCTCTCACTTACCATAAAAAAAGGGGGCCGTTAAGCCCCCTTTTAAATTAGTTATTACGCACCTTCTACGCCGAATATACCTCTAGGGTCAGATACACCAAATGAGTATCTTTCTCTAGCTTTGTATCTTACGTTTCCAGTATCGAAATCACCTTCCATTGCAGTTGTTAATGGAGCTCTGTTGAACATTTTCATGCCGTTTGGCACGTCTGTCAAGATATAGAACGAGTCTGTATCTGTTAGGTAGTTGTTCACTCTATAACCTTGAGGAACCATACCCATAGATACGATTGCGTTAATATCATTGTCAGCTGTTCCAGTTCTACCTTGAGATTTCATCAATCTCTCAGCTGTGAATTGATTTTCCGAAGGAACAATCATCTTCACTCCTCTAGCCGCAATTCTTAGACCTCTTTCGTCTGTCATTTTAGCGATGTCAATCATTGACTGCTCTAATGATGTTTCGTTAAGGTCCGCCTGTACAGTTAACGTGTTTGAAAACGTTCCTGCTACAGTTGGGTGGTTAGTTGCAAATAAAGCAACGCCATCTCCACCTCTAAATGTGCCTACACCTGGTAGACCATTTACTAATGGTTCAACAGCTTTTACTTGTTTTGCATTACTCATCGATCTTGCTAAAGCTTTCGTGTATCTAGCAGCAAGTCTATCGTAGAGATTATCTTCGATAGCTTCTTCTGTGATTGCGAATGCTAAAGCTACTGTTTCGTGAGTATATCTAGCCGTGAAAGTTTCTTGTGCTTCGTCAAAAGACACGCCTGCACCTTCAGCTTTCACTTGTGCGTTTGCGAAACCAGATAACATCACTTCTTCTTCAAAAGCTCTGTCACTGTTTTCAGTAGTATAAATCTCAGCATGCTGATTTTCATACCTTTTGTATTCCAGGCCGAACAGGGCGTTCAATCCTGGCTCTAGTTCTTTAACTAGTTGCGATCGTGATATTGCCATAATTTATTCTCCTATTCTCCTATTATGATTGTAACTCAATCAAGTTTGGAACAACTACTACAGAAGCAAAGCCCGCAGTAATATCCTCGTTTTCAGGATCTTCTGCGACTCTTAACAATCTGAAAGTATCTGCATCCGCACTTGTATCAAGTATATCTAATGTTGCATTAGACTTACCAGTTGTATCAGAACCAGATGACGTGTTCATGTCATAAGTTTCTAAAAAACCAGCTTGTGTTACTGCATCGTCTGTTGCTACTACATATTGCTGTTGTGGGTTGTCGTACACAAAAGCGTCTATGTCTTCTGAGTTTGCAGGTGTAACTTGTTGATAGAAGTTTTTAAACGTTGGCTTCAAAGTAGAAGCGTCAGTGTAAAAGACTCCATTTAATACACCAATAATAGGTGCAGCAGTCGTTTGACCATCAACAATATAACCAGCAGCAGAAGCCACAGCTCCACCATTGTAGAGTGTTGTAGCATAACCAGCATCGATTTTGTACTTACCTAATCCGGCAGTCGCTGGAGTTTGTCCAAGCGTACCAGCAGGTATAAGCCCAAAACCTTGTGTGTTTCTATTTGCCATAGTTGTCTCCTTGTGTATTTGCTCTTCAACGAACAAATACGGTTTATATTAAATCGATGATAGGGATTAACCCGAGAAATAACTAAAAAATTATTTCTTTGTACCACCGAAGGTTACACGAGACTGTCTATCAATATTGATAGGCATCCTCTTATCCTGCTCCTTCATGAGATCGTTGTCTACAGCGTCCGTTCTATCTTTATGACGATCGGCCATGTATTGTTGTCTTTGTTGAGCGATCTCAACTGGTACCTTTGCAAGCAAAAGGCCACCAACTCCGATAACACCCTTATGTTTCCCGTCTTCGAGAACTGGATAGTCCCCTGCATTTTCGACTTCTTCGGCACGAACCAATTCATAACCTTCTCTTAATCTTCCAGTTACGTTTTTCGTGTCTTGGAAACCGACTACCTCGGCTCTTATCCATCTGTACCTGAACCCATCTGGTGCAGGGGGTGCATCTAAAGATGATGGTGGAACCCAAACCTTAGGTCTTTCAGATTTAGACCTAGATTGGCTCGCACGAGAAGTTTTGTTTTCTTTTTCCATACGCCTATACCTCCTTCGTGATGTTTAGTTGTTTTGCGTACTCTTCGAGTGGCACTCCTAATTTTTTAGCTATTGCTACCTGTGAAGAAGTGAGTTTCACAGTTTTACGGCTTCCTTGCCTGACTGGTCGTCTAGCAGAAGCTACGGTTTGCGTCGGTTTATTCGACGTATTACCATCGTTTATATCAAACTTATTTGGAAATTCAAGTCTCATTCTTTTATCAACTTCCGCATAATATTCGTCTGATTTAGCGTCGTATCCTTCCTTTTCCACTAGATCCTTGTGTATTTCAAACGCTGTAAATGTCATAGGTCTGTCTTGTCCAAACCATGTATTATTAGCGGCCCACTCTTGAGCTTTTGGATCCGGGTCAGGGAGTTGTCTTGGTGTTTCTGTAGGAAGATCATCAGCATCTTCAAGCTTTACGGGCTTTTCTTCTGCTGGAGTTGTCTCCTTCATAACGTTTAATCTAGCCTCATCAATAGACAATGCAGCGATTCTTTTTTGAGCATTAACTTGTGCAGTAGCATCACCAGACTCTATCGCTCTAGATAGTTCCGATTGTGCCATCTCCATGCCGTCTTTAACTCTTTTTTCGAACTGCGTTACATAGTCTTTGTTGACTTGACCAAATCTAGAATCAAGAGATTTTCTTTTTTTCTCAATTGCTTTAGCATAATCTAAAGCTGCTCTTCTCTCTTTGTTAGCTCTTTGTGCATCACGTTCTGCAGATCTCATTCTCTTTGTAAGTTCAGCAATTCGCTTTTGCACACCTTTACTATACGATTCTAATTTATCATCGTCTTCTTTTGGTTTTGATTCTTCTTTTGGTTCCTCTTTTACTTCTTCCTCTTTTGTTTCTACTGGTTGCGCCGCTTCAATTCCTTCTTTCGGCGCTTCGGTTTCTACAACCGACTCGTCTTTTTGTTCTTCTAGATTAATCTCAGCGCCTTCACCTGAAGTGTCGAGATCAACCATTTTTTCTTCTTTTAGCATAGTTTACTCCTTCTATGTTTAGTATTCGTGCAAGATATCCTCTGGATTCTTGATTGTTGCTAAAACTTCGTCGTCGTTTAGCAGACGTATTTCCCCACCTTCAATTTTTATTCTTGATCCAGCATAACGGGCAAACATTACCCATTCTCCCTCTTTGCACCAAGGACCCTTAGGATATCTTTCCTTGTCCTTGTAGCAATCTGGACCCATTCTTAAAACTAAACCACATTGTGAGGCAACTTGTTGTCTCTCTAAGGTTGTCTCGGCCATGTATAGACCGCCTTTTGTTTTCTCTTTCATCTTGAAAGGTAAAACTAACATCCTCCAACCAGTTGGCTGTGGTAGTTTATTTGAATCTTCTTTTGTTAAATCTTTTTCTTTTTTGACTCCTACCAATTTTTTATTAGGTAGTTTTATTGTTGATGTCGATGACTGTTCCATGTTGCTCCTTATCTTCCAGCAGGTTAGAGAGTTCCTGTTTAGTGGCTTCTAAAGCCGTTATCTGTCCTACTATATAGTTATATTTTTCCATACTGTCAATACCGCCGGACGTTAAGGCTGATGACAATTCTTCTGTGCGTCTATTTAAATATTTAATTAGACGATTTATTGCTGTTTCTAATTGCATTACGCTTTTCTTCCCTTCCTGATTGCTTCCTTACCTTTTTTAAATATGCTAGCCACCTGGCTCTTACCCATAACTTTCGCTCTTTGCTCCCCAACCGTAAGAATTTGTATTTTTCTTGCGAACGGTTTGTTGATGTTTTTAACTTTTGAAACAGTTTTACGAGCATCCGTAGGAGTCGCAAACTTAATTCTGACAGTGTCTCTAGGATTTTCATCTGTGTATAATCTCCTCCCAGAGCCTTTTGGTTTCTTACCTGTGCCTTTTTTTGGATCAGCCATTTAACATTTCCATCTTCTACGAGCCTGTCTTAGTCTTGAGTTCGGATCTTTCGCAGCTTTTGGAAATTTTTTCATTTGGCCAGCGCTACGTGCGCAGAAGGACTTACGTCTCTTCGCAGCTTTTGATCCTGGTTTGACCTTGCCAGTGACCGCTGTTTTTAGTTTTGAACCGGGATTTAATCTTCTGTAGGCTTTGACACCGGCTCGAGTCATACCTGCTCCAGACTTTGTAGATCTGAAGTTTTTCTTGTTTCTTGGAGGCATACTACCTCTTGAATATAATTGTCTTGGCATTTGTTGTCTTGCAATCATGGCATTACCTTCTTTCCATAATATGAAACAGAGCTTGGATTAGATACATTTACACCACCTAAACTACCAGAAATATAACTACCTTTATAATCTCTTTGTGCTTGTCTCATCATGTTGTTTATTGATGGACTTGGTTTATCACTAGTTGGAGACATAAGTCCTCCTGATCTAGCATTCTTTCTTTTTGCGATTGTTTTTACGTTTGTAGGTTTAGGTCCCACATTGGCAGCTGCCCGTTTCCTGGCAACGGCAGATTTTCTCTGTCCCTCTGACATCGATCTCGCTTTCGCTAGAGGCACGCATTTTGGATACTTCCTCTTCGCGTCCTTCTTCTGCTTTGAACGGCCACACTTTGCATAGGAACCATCTTTTCGCTTGCTCCCAATATCTACCCAATTTTGTTTGAACCATGTTTTTAAACCAGCCATTACGAATTTTTCCCGTACGCTCTGCCCATCCCTCTTTTACAAACACCGCCACCTTTCTTTAAACCTTGTCTTTTTAATCTTTCAGTTGCTGCCATAAGACCACCACCCATAGCTTTTGTTCTACCTGTAGCGCCTGCTATTTTATCAGCGTAAGTAATTTTGTTTTTTGGAGGAGCTAAAGCTGCAAATTTTTTCTGTTTTGGTGTCATTGGAGTTTTACCTGAACCATCTTTTAATTCTATTCTACCGCCCATAGCTTTGCTAGGTTTAGGTCCTCTAAAGTCTTTTCTCTTTACACCAGACGGATCTTTTATTTTACCAGCACAAATTTTACTAGCGTATGCATTAGCATATGCTGAGGGATATACCTTGAATTTTCTCTTTGCTGCTGCTTTTCCTCTTGGACAAAGTTTAGTCATTATGCTTTCGCCGTTTGTTTTGCTCGTTTAAAGTTTGCTGCAGTTGGTGCACCCTTTGCACCTTTCTTTCTCATTTTACCTCCACGCTTTCTTTTAGCGTGAATGTTTGCATACAGACCTTTACCAGCCATTATTTATCCTTTTTCATTTTGGCTTTTTTCTTTTTAGCCATAACGAATTTTTTCAACTGAGGAGGAATCTTTCCGCCTTTTTTCATCATAGGTTTGTCCATCATGTCTTTATTCATCATGCCGCCACCCATTTTTTTAACACGTCCACCTTTCATATATCCTTTAGGTGAAACTTGTTTGTTGTACAGTCTATTAACCATTATTTTTTTCCTCCGTTTCTAAATATTTGTGTCCCCTTAATACCAAAAATGCTCGCCACGACAAGGATCCATAAATTCGTGAACCAGCTCGGAAGTGTGGAAAAATATTCAAAGAATAATTTTACCTTCTCCATCGCAGTTGGGTCGTCCGATAGAACTGCCCAAGCTAATACTATAATCGGAGCCGACAAAATTATCAACACAAATTCGTCTTTCCAGTCCGATTGTCTCGCTTCTAATAATTTACCTTGGTAAGCTTCCTCACCTCGGGCCATACGCTCTGCATGCATTAATTGTGCATCAGACATTGCCATTTTCGTCTTTTGACGGTTGGCATATATCTTACTTCCAGCTTGCAAAGCTATTTTTGCTAAACTGAACCAAGCCATTAGTACGCCTTTGAGTTTCTTCTTTTCTCAGCTAGCATTCT